GGGGTGACACAAAGTGTTGCAGGTGAGAAGGTCATTATTGACGGTTCTTGGACTGCTGCTGTAACAGCAGACCCTTATCCGGCGTAAATAATAAAAACCCTTGAATAATGATAGGGGCTGTAATGGCCCTTATCAGAACCCCCTATTAACTTAACACTTAACAAGGAATCCTTCATGTCCAATAAACAGTCTCGTTATTCCGTTAAAAACAACTCTAAGATGCCTAAGTATATGCGTGATGAAAATGACCGCAAGAAAGGGAATACACATCGTATGCCAACTAACTTCCACCTTCTCCCAAAGAACGAGAAGCAAGATGACTTGATTAACGCGATTAAAGATTCGCCAATCACTGTCACTATGGGGTGTGCTGGTACGGGTAAGACTTATTGCAGTGCAGGAACGGTAGCTCAACTATTTATGAAGGGTAGGTACAAGAAGATTGTATTAACAAGAGCCAACGTCCCAACAGGAAAGTCTTTAGGACATTTTCCCGGCACTATAGAAGAAAAGATGACACCTTGGCTTATGCCTATGTTGGAAGTTTTAACTAAAGCTTTCGGTAAAGGTAAGTATGAGTACATGCTTGCTCAAGGAGAAATCGAGATACAACCTATTGAAACCATCCGTGGTCGCTCTTATGAGAACGCTCTTGTTCTTGTTGATGAAGCACAGAACCTCGGTATGGATGAGTTAAAAGCTATTACAACACGACTCGGTGAGAACTCTAAGCTAGTGCTTATGGGTGACCCTGCGCAGTCTGATGTTCGTGATGGTGCAGACCTAGTGAGGTTTGCTCGCAAAGTGAACCAAGCTGGTATCAACCTCCCAGTGATTGAGTTCGGAGTCGAAGATATTGTCCGTAGTGACATTGTTGCCGACCTAGTCCGACTCTTCATCGAAGAAGGTATGTAAAGAGACGCAGAGAGTGACGTTAAGGCTGTTTGATGGGGGAACCTAATAACGCTCTAACTGTTGCTCTCTGTGCCACTCTAGGAGAGTCAGTATGCAGTATTACACAGACGTAGAGATGTCGGGGGCCTTGCAACGGGCTACAACGACAATAGACAAGCTAACAACAGTTTGCACAGAATACACACGGGGTATAAACGATTGCTTCGCCTTAATGGCAGAATATGAGCTTGAGCTTACAGGACGATGTAAGGTTCGAGAACTCGTTAAGTTCCGTTGGAAGAGTACAAGAGAATTTATGGTCAAGTTGGCCAGACAGGGATACAATATAAACCAGTATATGGAATACTGTGGCTGTGAAGTTATAAACAGCAAGCGACCACAACTCGGGGATATCTCCTTTGAGAATGGTGCAATGATTAACGATGGTGACTTCTGGGTCTCTACCGACGAAGATAACAATGGTGTGCGTCTAAAGAGGCAATCACACTTCCTAGAGCGGCAACTGCCAGTTCTAGCTAGACCTATTAGGAGTTAAAGAAATGTCAGTATACTATTTTAACGGTGCTCAAATCTTAGCGCCTCTCACTATAACATCAAATGAGCCTATGTATGAAGTTGATACTGTGGCTCTTAAGAAACAAAGGGCCTCGCAAGACGTTCAACGCTGGGAGCTTTCTTTTGGCACGGTTGGGACAGCTGATACACAGGTAGATATTTTCCTAGGTTCCGTTGTTGGGGTTCAATCAACAGAGACTATGATTATGCCACAACTTCCACAAGTTGATGCAGCTTCTACGGTTAACTCTACTAGTATTGCCTTGCCGGGTTCAACCGCCGCTGGTTCAACTACAGCAGTTATTTCTTCTTCGGCTACTTTAGGTCTGGTACCAAAGGGTTCCTTCGTGAAGTTTTCTAATCACGATAAAGTCTATGTTACAAAAACAGACACGGACTTCTCAGGGGGAGACCCAACGATGAGCTTCTACCCAAAACTTCGGGTTGCCTTGACAAGCGCTAACTTACTACTAGTCGGAGCAAGTGTTGACCTAACGTTCTACCGGGCCATAGACAGCCAAAAAGGAATTACCTTCACAGATGGCGTTCTCTCAAATGTAGGGACCATCACAGTTATTGAGGCATTATAATGAGACAGTTTTCAACAGCAGCGCAGACAGTTATCGATAGTGATGACATTAGGTTTGCGTTCCTAATTAAGTTAGAGTTCAATTCTAACTACTACCTAACTTCCTACCACAGAGACTTGAGTTATAACGGTAATACTTACCTAGCAGATGGTGGACTCTATGAGTTCGACTCGCCAAAGTTTTCTTCTGTCGTTGACAGAGAGTCCTACACAGTGGTCATCTCTGAGGTTGTAGACCTTATGTCAGCAGAGTTCAGAGCTAACGTTGTTGGCAAGCCTATAAGTGTTTTTGTAGCGCTTCTAGACACCAATGGAGACCCTCTACTTGGCACAGCAGATGTTCTTAGTGTATACAAAGGCTACGTTGATAGCCCTTCTATCACTAATGACTTCGACCAGAAGCTTGCGATTATTGAAGGTACTTCACCTATGTCAGACCTCGATATGGTTCGCTCTTTTATGTCATCTAAGTCAGGCATGGACCAACGTAGCCTCACAGATACCTCTTTCGATGAGATATATGAGAATAAAGAAATTTCAGTTAAGTGGGGTAAAATCTAATGGGTATTGACCCTATAAGCATAATCTTGTTTGTAGCATCGACTGCTTATCAGATTAGCCAACAAAATAAAATGAAACGCGCGGCAGACAAACGTAAAGGTTTTAACATAACTGTCTCCGGGGTTGCAACAAGTATCCCTGTAGCTTATGGGAAAAACATTCTTGGTGGTATAGAAGTTAAACACTTGGTTGCGAGTAACTACACAGCTTCAGGTGCTTTCGTCAATAACGCAGATAATATTTTTATGGAGCAAATGACTGCGGTAGACGCAATTGGTGGCTCAAAGAATGAATTCCTACATGTCCAGTATGCACTCTGTGCTGAAGGTATTGAGGGAGTCCAGTGGGTTAAAGTTAACCAACAAGACTATAACTCTACTGCTGAAAAGTTTAGTCACATTATTCGTACACGCAACAATGGTGGTCAATTTGACATTCTCGCGGGGGCAAATGGCCTACCTTTTACTAATAAGTTTACAGGTACAGCTTCCGCATCGGCGACCTTTAGGTTGAATCGTGATGATTATAACTACAACGGAATGCCTCAAATGGAATTCCTTGTTAAAGGGCGTAAGGTTCGTTGGATTGAAGAGAACTCCGGCGTATACACACTAAACTCTAACTTTGTATACTCCAATAACCCTGCTCTATGTTTACTTGATTACCTGATGAACTCTGACTTTGGTCGTGGTCTGTCAGTAAATGAGGTTGACCTAGAGTCTTTCTACAAGGCTACTAATGTTTGTGACACTATTGTTGCTACAGACCGACTGGTGGCTGGTCAGATTAACGGTCAAAAGACGGTTCACACTGTAGCCGATTTAGGCTCACGCCCAACTAACCTTGAAAAACACACTTATGAGAATGAGCTGTGGTACACCACTGCCTCCAGCCAATACTGGTACTGGGACAAAACTGCATGGGTGGAGACAACACTAACAAGCACCCGCCCTATACCTCTGTATGAGTGTAACCTTGCATTAGACACCTCAGACAACATCCGTGACAACATAGAGCGGATTATGAACACTATGGGTCTGGCTGAGTTGACTTGGTCTTCTGAGGGTAAATATAAACTCTTGTTAGAGCACCCCGCAGATGCTTCAGCTCTAAATGCTTTAGTAGATGCTAACCACTACTTTGATGAGGAAAGCATTATACGCGATTCTGTGGCGCTATCATGGCCTAGCGCTTCAAGTCGTTTGAACCAAGCTACAGTTAGCTTCTTAAATGAACATGAGGACTTTAAAGAAGATACTGTTACTTGGCCTCCTTCTTACGGGAGTGTACATAACGCCTACCTCGCAGAAGATAACAACCAACCCTTTCAATCAGACATAATCGCTGATGGGGTTACCGACCCGTACCACGCTATTGCTATGGCTGAACAAGCCGTGCGGAAAGTTCGTACAATCTTCACACTTAATTTAACGGTTTCTAAGAAAGGTCTTAACCTAGAACCGGGAGACTTCATCAACGTCACTTCAGCTAACGCTAATATAAGCAATGAAGTATTCCGCGTTGAGGGTATTGAGATTCGCAATGACTTTACAGTTTCTCTAACTTGTTATAAGTTTGACCAAGATGCACTGGCTTGGAATGTGGCAGACGATATAGCCTACTCAACTGTACCCGTGTTTGATTTCTCCGTCGCTGCCCCTACTTCTGGGTCTTTTGACTCAACAACCATAGACAACCTTGGCACAGGTTCAGGAAAACTTTCGTGGACTGCAGCTGATGATGTTGCTGCTACCGAATATCTTGTTGAGATTTCAAACGATGATATGGCCACTTGGCAGACCCTTGGCTCCACCCGCTCAACATCTTTTGACGTTGTAGGCCTTGTCACAGGTTTTTATGACTTCTCTATTCGTTCAAGATCTCCCGCTGGAACGCTCTCTGACCGTTTACTAGTTGAGGATACTTCTATTGACCTAGTAACTGTTGGTAAAGTGGCTGTCATTTACGCGGACACAGTTGACCTGCTTACTAACACACAGAGCTATACCTTAGGCTCAAACACTTTTGTCACTTACTACGAGTACAACGGTGACCGACCGACACTACCTGTTCGCTCCGGTGTGTTGTTCTTTAAATTTGCTGGTGATGACGGTACTGACGGCACACCCGGCACTAACGGAAGCCCCGGTGCTAACGGTACTAATGGGCAAGCTATTTGGCCTATATACGCAACTAACTCAGCTGGCTCAAGTCAATCTTTTAGTTCATCCGGTAAAGACTATGTGACCTTCTACGAGTCAATAACGCAACCCACCCTCCCTGTTACTGGTCAAACTTTCATTAAATTTGTTGGTGATGATGGTACTAACGGCAATAACGGCACTAACGGCACTAACGGAAGCCCCGGCAGTAACGGCAGTGCTGGCCCAAAGTTTGCAAGCAGGAGGGTATATCAGTCGGGGACAACAGCCCCGAGTGTCCCTACTAGCGCCTCTATTACTTGGTCTAGTGGGTCAATCTCTGGACTCGGCTCTTGGAGTTTAACCCCTCCTACGATTGATGCGAGCAGCACCACCTACTGGTATTTTACTGATATAAACTTTGTTGATGTGACAGGAACAGCTTCCAGCACTACTGGTACTGCAACGGCGGCAACAAGGAATATAAATTTTGATGGTATTGTAAGCTTTACAAACCTAAATACTAGGTTAGCAGATTCACAAACGGTAATTGATGGTGGAAGAATTACAACAGGTACTATCAATGCAGATCTAGTTAACGTAACTAATATTAGTGCAACGGGAGTTAAGACTGCTATTACGGGAAGTACCGCAGCTAACCTTGGTGCAGAAATTAACAATACACTTTACCCCATGGCCTATCATGGATATAATTCTAAAAGTAGCACCCAGACAGGGAGCAGCCTCCCTTCATTAGGCCTAAATAATATTGCCCTAAAAAATGGCGATGTCTTTTATAATACTTCAGATAATTTCACTTATCGTTATACTGGTTCCTCTTGGGTAAAGTTTAGTATTCAGGCAGATAGTATTATTGCTAACTACGTTTATGCAGGTACAGTTAACGCTACTCAAATTAACGCAGGTACTTTGAACGCTGACAGAATAAATATTGATGGCGTGACGCTTGACACCAGTGCTGGTCAGTTGCTCATTAAAACAGGCGGCGTTGGTACTGCTCAAGTATTGTCAGGTGCGATATCGACAGCGAGCACGTCCTTCACTAACTCTGCTAATGTCTCTTTTGCCGCTGGCTCGGGTTCAATAATTTCTTCGGTCAGCGCTACTGCGGACCCCGGCGATAAGTTCTTAGGGGTCATAACAGTGGGTTGGTACTCTAACTC